CTGCGTCCCTAGTGATGCGTCCAGTAACCACTACTTCATTAATATCACTCATTAAACTCTCCTTTTAAACGAGCATTCCACGATAACGCAACGCCTTGCGGGCCAAGCGGCGAGCGTAGGTAGTGCCATTTTCTCTAACAAGCTTACGGAACTCTCCAGCGTGCTCGCTATTAGCCAGCTTCTGGGTAACACTACGAGTCGAAGCGTCTCCTTCTGCAAAAGCTTTCATCGTCTTGGCCGTACACTTACTCTCCAACAAAGCATTCCAGTCAGTTGTAGCAACAGTCTTCATTCCTCAGTCCTCCAAAAGTAAAGTAACGTAACCAATATCCTTATTATACTTCAGTTTTCCTCAAAGTCCAGATAATTTTTAAAAAAAAGGGGTTTTAAGATGAAGACATAAATCCCGACTTAACGGGATGACATTCTAAATCCCAACAATACTATTATACCTCAAGTCTCTCGAAAAGTCCCGCTTTTTCCATATCTAAATCCTCTAATTCTAGACCTACTTGTTTAATAGACTTAACTACATCGTTGCCGCCGCCAAAGAAATACTTAAAGAAGCCCATCTCTCTTCTTACCGCCGCTCTGAGAATTGCTTCTTGAACAATAGATGGATTTTTAACAGTTCTTTTAATACCTTCTTTATTTTCTCTGCATTCTTGAATAGCTTGAACTAACTGAATAATAACTTTAGCTATCATAAAGATAGTCCAGATATCCATTTTAGCACGGTCAGTTTCAGGGCTCATTCTACCATATACCCTGTATGCTAAATCATGCTGCACGTATTCTTGATATTGCATCTTTTTCTCCTTAAACCAGCTCTGTCATGGGATCTCGGTGATCTAGAAGATACTGAGGTCGTCCACCTGTGTCGATGACCGTCGTGTCTCTAGGATCAATACCGAGATTGTAATAAAGGGTGCTAACAATTTCTTGAAAATGAACTGGGCGTTGAATAGGATGCTCGCCAAGACGATTCGTTTCGCCAATAGTTTGACCAAGCTTCATACCACCGCCGGCAAGGAGAGCGCAGCTAACTTGCGGCCAGTGATCTCGTCCAGCACCTTTATTAATTTTAGGTGTGCGACCAAACTCACCCCAAACTATAACAGTTACATCATCCAACATACCTCTTTCATCAAGATCTTCCACTAGCGCACTCACACATTGATCCAGTTTAGCACCGTGGTCCCTAACAAGATCAAAGTTAGCTCCGTGACTATCCCAACGACCATAAGAAAGGCTCACAGAGCGCACGCCTACCTCGACCAGACGACGAGCTATCAAAACATGTTCGTTGACTGTAGGAGCACCGTCGTATTGGTATTTAAAAGGTTTGCCGTCTCCATACCTTTCTCTAATCTTGGGATCTTCCTTACTCAAGTCCAGGGCATCTACTAGCTTACTGGAAGTAAGTACGTCAAAAGCCTCATCAATAAAAACATCTACGGAATCTACTTCGCCTTCGGGTTTGATTCTACCAAGACCTGTCAGCAATTGTTTTCTAGCTTTCAGCCTATCTTTACTAATTCCATTAAGGGTTAGATCCGACATCATCTCGCCAGTAGGTTTAAATGGACGATGAGAGATTCCAAGGTAACCTTCAGATCCTGACTCCGACCACGGACTGTGTTGAGTTTTGGCTGCCAGTCCAATAGTGGCTGGAACAGAAACGTCAACGGGTCCTTGAATCTTAGAGGCGACAGAACCAATACTAGGATAACCTACGCCCACAATCTTTTGGTTACGACCCCAACCACTCATGCACTGATAGCCATCGTGACCACCAGCCGAACCCACAACAGATCTAATAGCAACAAACTTATCCATCATGGAAGCAATCTTAGGAAAGCTTTCCCCAATCTGAATACCCGGGACAGCTGTATCAATAGGTTTAAACTCGCCTCTAATTTCTGAGGGTGCATCTGTTTTAATATCCCACATGTCCTGGTGAGGAGGTCCTCCACCTAGAAAAATATTAATAATGGCCTTATGCTTTCCACTTTGTTTTTGAGCTTGCAAAATATGAGGCATAGACAAAGCACCAAAACCACCCACTGACAAAAAACCTCTTCTTGATAGATTTAACATATTACTCTCCTTAATTATTGGATAATTTTGCCGCTTGATACAAACCATTAGATACTGCAAATAGAGGTTCCTCCGCGTGCTTTATTTCAGAAATAGGAACTGGAAAATCTTCGGATATTAATTCTCTTAGTCGTTCTATAAAACCTTGGGCTAAAGAAGTGCCTCCAGCAATAATGATTGGCATTTCTGTTACTACATTGGGTAATTCTTTCTTCGGTGTTCTTTCGTACAATAGCTTAAATTGTTCTACTAAATAAGTCAATAAAGATTCATAATAAATAGAAATGGCTTTTTGGACACCACCACTCGGCTCCGTGATGGAGAAACCCCCTTTCTCTTTTACTGAAGTTACCACGTTGTTGGTTTCGTCTGTGTGCATGGCAGCGTGCTCGTCAATCCAATCACCCCCTCTACTTAAACTAAAACTAAAAACTGGAATACCCATAAAAGAATAAACAATATTGCACATACCAGCCCCAAAGCTCATTCCAATTCCAGTGTAAGCCGTGTCTGCCAACTCAGAATAGACGATGGCTAATCCCTCAGTCATAACATTTATATTTTTATAACCCAGTTCTTTAAAAACACCACCCAATATCTGCTTATGGTACTCTATATCAAAGTTAGCGTCAATAGGAGGAGCGGGGACACAGTAATATAATACATCGTCATCAGAGTGAGGGGGGCCAGCAACTGCTTTCACTAATTCTCCTACCATCAAATTGGACACCGGCTCTTTAGCATTCAAAACTCCCTTGGACATCGGTCTCAAACATTCTTGATGAAATAGGCTTGCAAATTGAAATGCCGAGTCTCCGAGTACGTACAAGATATCATCTACCTTGACGTAATGTGCTCCCGAAGTCTTAAGCATATTTTCCCCAAACTGAGTAGCCGAACCTTCTAGAAACTGGGAGGGATTTAATTTAAAAAAAGCATCTCTAACTTTTCTACACTTAACTTTTCCTCTCTCTAGTTCGGCGCATGAGATAAAACCTGTTCCAATATCTACTCCAATGGCTCTATGAGATGCTTGGTCGCGTGTGTCTTCCATTATAAATACCTCAGTTTTATTATGATCGAATTCTTGTATCACTTCCTCGATGGGAGACGCCTTTGGCGTAGGATTGCTATTTACATTAATATATACTGGTTGAAGTCCGTTTAATTTTTTAAGTCTTTTTTCCATGCTCATGAACGTCACCTATCCGTTGATTCCCGAAAGAGGTTTCTATCTTGGGCATCTTAAATTCTTTTTCTACTGTAGGAATATCGTCCTCTGTCTTACTATAAAATTCTTTCTTTTTAATTTTGGTATCGGTATTATATTTATCAGAAGAGTCTTTGCCAACAAGTTTTGTAACTACATATATTCCCAACAGTATAAACAAGGTAGGCCAAAACGACCACGCGAAAGAGATAAAAAACACTTCTAGAAACTGTTTAGACATCTTGAGCTTTCTGAGAATCTAACATATCTTCAACTTCATTAACTAAGAAAATAAATTCCTCTTCATATTCCCAAATATGATCCCACTCTTCTTTATCTGAAGATAAAATGTGTCGTACAATATCCTCGGCCAAAGCTCGATTTCTCATGTTAATTCCTTAGTGTCCAGGCGATAGCTTTAAGCATGTGAACCAATTTATCCCTTTTATCTTTATCAAACTTCACTTTATCGTTTCCGATAGCTTGGATGATTAAGTCATCAATAGCCTTTCCTAGTCCATTATACTTGTCCTTTAGAGAGTGTCCAGCAAAATTTATTTGGCCTGCTGTAGAGTTAAATCTTCTTACTATTTCTGTAGTATCAATGAAACCTGGATCGTCCCTGACAACATTGGCCACTTGATTAAAATAGTCGCTAATTTGGATCTTGTCTATTTTAGAATCGGGTCCAGTGATTAATCCTGAAATGCCTTTAACAGCTTCTTGCAGTTCGGGAGTTGGTTCTGCAACGACTACCTGCACGCTAGAAGGTCGGTTTACCACCCTCTCTAGCATATCGGGTATTTGATGGCCAAATAAACCAAGCCCCATACAAACGACAACAATAGCCCCCTTCAGTTGCTTAGACATCTCTCTCGTCCTCCAAAATCTTTTTTATATCAGTCTCTTCAGGAATTTTTAAGAGAATCAGTAGCGGAAAAATTTCATCCAATTTAATGGATGCTTCTTCCAAGCCTTTTTTGTCACAAGATTCCTTAAAAACTTCCCAGTCCCTGACAACTTGCAAAAAATCTCCATCTTTTTGCACTGACTTAGAGGACCCGAACATTTCTTTCACATCCAAAAGTGAAAAAAGTACGATTCCACCTATCACTAATAAAATAATCTGAAAAGTGCTCATAATTTATCCTATTCTGTAGATCGAAGTGAATCACCCACGATCCAGGCACCTAGCAGTAAAACTACATGTTGAATGGTATCTGGTTCGAGTCCCAATCCAAAAGTATCTGAAAATGTTACTGCAATACCCGCTACAGCAACCCAAAAACGTCGTGACTTAATCAAACCTTGGAATTTTTCTTTAAGCATTATATGCCTCCTTTATTATACTACAAATTTCTAAATAAACCTCGAAAAAAGTTTCTCAACGGAGTGTGTGGAGGAGGAGGAAGAGGCTCAGGTTCAGGCTCTTCTTCTCCCCCTCCTGGTGGTGGCGTACAGTCACATTCTCCCTCGCAGGGACATTCCGTTTTATGACCGTCTCCGTGTATGATATATCCCGTACCCTCACAGGGACAATTCTCTGGATTGGGCTCAGGGTTAGTTGGTTCAGTTAAAATAACTTTAGCAAAAGTTGTAGATATTACCGGTCGGTAATTGACAGAGTCGGTAGCTCCTAAATCTAGATCTCCCATGATTTTGATAAAGATACTAATTAATACCACTAGTAAAGTGATGAATTCTGTTTTTCTGTCCATGATTACACCTCATAGAAAATCAGAGGTTCCGTAATCCGGCAATGTTCTAGCAGGAAATCCATCTACATTGCTAAAAACCCAAGCTCCACGTTGCCCAAGCATTGTTTTGGCAACTTTTTCTCTAATCCAAAAGCTACCATCAGGTTGGCCGTGTCGCTTAGGTCCGTTATTCCACAAACCCCACGAATTAGCTATCAAAAATAAAGTTTCTTTAAATACTTCTCTTGTATCGTCACAAGCACACCAGCACATGGCGTGATGCCATGTTCCAGAAGCTTTTGCTATGCCATTTTTATCTCTTTGGCTAGAAAATCCTTGGTTACTGCATACGGATAATGCATATCCATTAGATAATGCATCGCGAGCCTCTTCTACAGTTGTTACTAAACTAACAGTTTGAACTTGATGTTTTTGACCCTCTTCTTTAACATTGTTGGGAACTCCTGGTATTCCCCACTTAGTTCCCACTTCTGAATTATAAATAGAAAAATCAAGATCAAGTTCTGGATATTTCTGACGCAACAAAATACCCCCTGTAGAATGAACAAAGCGAGCAGCTTTGGAACAATGCATTCCTTGGCCCGCGTGCTCTCTACTACCATAGATAGGCTCCGTAGCTCCTCGAACAATAAAAGACTCTGCTTCACCGCTATCAATTTCTACGCTTCTCGTAATATCTATAGCATTCCTGACCGCGTGACTTACACAATCTCCTGTAGTTTGACGTTCCAGAGGTCCAAATTCAGGGTCAAATTTTAGGAGTGATTTGAAAGGTAAGCTTAACTTGCCGTCGCCACTCTCTTCGAGGTCCCACGCGGCAGCCCCAAAGAGAGGGTGTGGAAGTTCACCTAGCAGTCTGTCAACATCTACCGGGTCACAAAGTGCTCCCTCGAACCCAAGTCTATATGTTTTTAACAGTGCTCTAGGCGATTTAAACATTTTACTAGCCTTAAAACAAACTGTTCCACCATCCCTGGGAAACGCCTAGAAAATATACTCCTGCTCCTATGCCTGCATAACATGCAGCTGCCAGTACGGGCTTATGCATAAGAAATTCTCCAGGATGTAACAAACCATAAATCAAGCTCTTCAACGGTTTTTTTGGGTCAAAACCCATAGTGTTCCCCTTTATTAAGAAACATCAATACCGAATTTTTTAGCTCTGCTCTTAATTTTTCGCAGAGCACTTTGTTTAGCTGCCGCAGGAATATGTGTCTGGGACAGTCTTGCCAACGCATTTCTTACATGAGCTGCGTCAGGAATAGGTAAGTGACGTAAGCTACGCGGCTCTGTTTTACCATCTACTTTTTTACCACCCGGAGCGATATAGGCA